TTACGCAATGAGTGCCGCCAGTTCCACGACGGCATCAGTCAGATCGGCCACGATCTCGGCGAGGTCGCAGATCGCGTCATCAGTGGCCGTGATCTTCAGCTCTTCCAGACGCGCAGCGGATTCCTCGGCGGCGGTGACGGCCTTAACCTTCGCCCTCCACAGCTCCGGGTCGCGCCGGATCCTCTGGTTCAAGTTCGCCTGCCAGGGACAAGACATCTCCCACATCATCGCTGTGTAGGCAACACCGTCTTCGCGCTGCACCTCTTGAACATCCTCGTAAAACCTGATACGGGCCGTCCCCGCGTCGTTGGTGACAGTATAGGACGGAGGCATCTCCGACAATTCCGTTCTTACTCGCATACGAAATCACCTCTTCCATGAAACTGATGTCGATCTTTGGCTTGATGTACTCGTCCACAAAATGCTTGCTGTCGGCATGTTCAAACCAGCCAACGAGACTGACCACCGCTTCGGCGTCGTGGAGCATCACCATGCCGCGCTCCCGGAGGCGCTTCTCTATCCGAGCCGCCAGCCGCGACGTGTGCAGGAAGATTGCTCCGCGCACCTCGGTGTGGTCGCGGTAAAAACGATAGCCGACAATATCAATGGGCGCGATGCCGGGGCCTTTGTCATCAGAGTTCACGGCAATGCGCCGAATCTCCCAGCATTGCTTCACCTCCAGTCTGCGCTCATCCCGGCAGTAGCGGATTATCTCCCGCACAGCCTTTTCCAGATCGCGCTTGCTCGTTCCGATCAGCAGGATGTCATCCATGTAGCGGAGAGCATGGGCGACCCAGTTTGTGCGCTTCCCACGGCGCAGCTTACACATATCCTGCTTGATGTGATGGTCAAGCGGCTGCAGAAAGAAGTTGGCGAACCATTGAGACGTGTATGTCCCGATTGGGACGCCACTTGGAATGCAGCCTATGACCTTGTCGATCACACCCAGCATGAGGGGATCTTTGATGATTCGTCTGAAATCAGCCTTGAGAAAATCGTGGTCGATGTTCTCATAGAATTTGCGGATGTCCAGCTTCACGAAGTACTTTGCCTTCGGATCCAGGCGCACCCACTTCTCCACGGTCTTCCTGGCTGCATCAATGCCGCGTCCTGGGATGGAGCCATAGGAATGCTCATACATTCCACGCATGACAACGTCATGGATGGTCTGCATGAGCATCCAGTGTATTATGTGGTCAGCAAGGCATGGGCAGTCGATATTCCGCTTCTTCCCATAGATGGGCTTCACAACCAGGTGCCGCATCTCTGACGGCTTCCAGTCGTTCTTCAGCGAATCGACCAGCTTCTGGGCGTACTTGCGCACCTTCGCAGGATCCAGCGTACTCTGCTGTTCCGGCACAGGGCAGTCGTATCCCAGCTTTCTGCGCACGACGAAGTCGCTGCGCTTGTTCTGCGTACCATTGTCAACGGCAAGCTCCGCATTCTTCAATGATACGAAATCATTCCACAGATTGCCAACTCTTTTCATCCTTTTTCCCTTACGGCACTTCGACGAATCTACCAAGCCGCTCCAGCGGGAGAATTTCGGTTGTTTCCAACCCCGGAAAGGGAGTGCAAAGTTTCCTCGGTTCTTTGCATGGGGATACCATCCGGCTGGGTTGTCGCATCAGCGGCCATGCCGGTGCTGGAATAGGTTAAGGGTCGCGCCGTAGTTCCAGTTCGCGTTCGAGACGGCATTGTTAGCGTTGAAGTAGCACGGACCGGCGTTCGCGCCATTGTTCACGTTGCCGCCACGACGCACCGCACGAACCTCGTTGGAATTGACGAGGTTCGCAGGACAGAACGGCCAGAAGTAGCACATCGCAATCCCGGTGCTCCATAGTATACCAGATTAAAAAACCAAAAACAGGCTTTTACCAGATTCTGGCTAATTTTGCCAGAGACTATTTTTGGCTCAAAAATTTCGGCGCTTACGCGCCATTGGGATTTGGGGGATTTAGGGGGCTGCGGCCCCCTCTCGGCTTCGCCGATTCACCCCCTACTGGAGGAAATAAAGGGTCGCGCCGTAGGTCCAGTTCGCGTACGAGACGGCATTGGAAGCGGAGAAGTAGCACGGACCGGCGGGCGCGCCAGAGGACACGTGACCGCCACGACGCACCGCACAAACCTCGTGGGAATAGACGAGGTACGCATAGTCGGCGTAGTACGTGGTGGAACCACCGCCAACAGTCGATACGGGGACGCGCACATGAGGATAGTTCGCATCCGCACCCAACTCTTTGATGTACCCATCGGCGTAGCTGGCCACGGGAGTGCTGACGCCCAGCTTCACCCAGCCTTTTGCTGTGTTCTGGATGTCTGCCTTGCCATAGTTGCCATACGGAAAATACTTCCGGGGGTCCGCAAGGAAGTACCAGTCCAGATGGAAACTATCGCCATCAGCAACGCGCAGATCGGCAAGGTCGAGGGTGGTCATATTCTGATTACCGTATACGTTCTCGCGCCAGCGGTAGCGCATGGCGTACTTGCCGCTGGTGTTGCTCACGGGACTGCCGGTATGTCCCTTCACGGCGTTTACGCCAGGAGCATAGCCAGCCGTCGCGCCAGTACACCACGGGCGTGTCGATACCGCCCATGTATCCACGACTATGCTGGACGATCTGTCAGTGCCATCATAGGTAAACCGATAATAGGAGCCAGACGGATTAAGCGTACCGTCATCGTTGCATTTGTCTATGGCAGTGATCTTGTTATAGTCAGTGCGCACATTCACGGAAGCGCTATAAGACGCGCCCATGTAGATTGTCTGTCCCACCACAAAGTTGCTGCCGACGGAGCCGACAACGATCATGTTTGCCCCAGGAACGGCCACAATCTTGTCATCCGCATACCGCATGGACACCGCGCCATTCATGATGCTCTGCATATTCGTGGTCGCAAACTCGATGGTCATCAGCAGCCATTCATAGTGCCACACCGCCGACGGCTCGATCATTGCCAACTGCGACATGCCCGTGGCATTGTAGGTCGCTGCGTAGTTCCGCAGGTCGTTGTACCCACCGCGCTGGTTCTGGAAGCCGGGGAGCGACACGGCCTTGCCGTTGCCGTCCTGTGCCAGCGCATACACCGGCAGATAGGTCTTTGCCCTGACGTTGCCGTCGTAGTCCTTGCAGACGGGGTGAATCTCATATCCCGGCCACGGGTACATGGACACGGCCATGATACCGCTTTTGTGGTAGTAATAGAACGGTTCCACCTCGACAGCGACATAATCGCCCATGCTGCCATCTTCGGCGTAGTCGGCGTCACCTTCGTAGGCGTTGACATTGAACACGGCTTTACCGTTTCCGGCAGTCCAGTAGCCGACGCATTTGCGCCTGTTGAACGGAGCACAGGTATCGAAATCCGAGTGGCCTGCAGTGGCATCCGTGCTGGGCGTGGCCGTCATGCCAACGGCGTCGTAAAGCCGGGTGAGCGTAGTCGAGGACTGGCCGACGCCGGATACACCGTAGCGTTTCTTTCCAAATTCGGCAAAACCAATCGCGCCGATATTCACACGCGCCTGATACTGCTCCTGTTCGGAAAAGAACTGATCTCTGTCAACATGGACAGTTTTGGCGATTTCGGTGGTTAAATCGGAGATGTTGCCCGTGTTCGTATTGATGTTGCTGGTGTTCGTTGCCACGTTGGCCTTGATGGCTACCAACTCCGCGCCGATGTTTACAGCCGTCCAGTGCGCGGAGTTCCACGCCTCTGCGGTGGTGATCGCAGTCGTACACTTGTACAGCACATTGTTGTACGTGACATACGCGCCCAGGACATATGTCGCGGAGCTGCTGTACCCCGGCGCGATATCCGTTGCCAGGATGAGCAGCGCGTCGAACACGGCGTCGGACGTGATCAGGTAGTTGCTGCCGTTCGTCGGCACTGTGTCAGGGGCCTGCCAAGAGCCGCCAGACGCGAGATAGCGATGTCCGCCGGCGGCGGGGGCAGGCACTTTGCCGGCGGCACCGGCATCGCTGGAGGACGCGCCGGTGAAATCGACATAATCAGCTTTATCCAGTTTCAGATCCAGCGCAGCCTTGACGCCGCCGGATGTGACAGGTTTCGTACTGTTCGCCGTGGGCGTCGCGTCCCACGACAAGGTATCCTGTTTTGCGTCCAGCGCGGCTTTGACACCGCCAGACGTTACAGGCTTACTGCTTCCGGATGTGGGTGTCGTGTCCCACGACAACGTGTCCTGCTTGCCATCCAGCGCAGCCTTGACGCCGCCGGACGTGACAGGCTTGCTGCTTCCGGACGTGGGTGTCGTGTCCCACGACAACGTGTCCTGCTTGCCATCCAGCGCAGCCTTGACACCGCCGGATGTGACCGGCTTCGTACTGTCAGCCGTAGGAGTGGAATCCCATGACAGTGTATCCTGCTTCGTCGGGTCGTGCGGGGTGACGGTCAGCGTCGCGCCGGTCGCCAGTGTGATTGTGATCGTGCCTGCCGTATTATCCACGGTGAAACCCGTGACACCAGTCACTTTTGTTTTCAGGTTTCCCCATGTGATGGCATAGTTACGGGAGCCATCGTCGATAACAAGAAGGTCGTTGTCCGTTAGTGTGGCTACAACGGGCAGCTCTGCTATTGTCTTAACAGCCAATTATATCCCTCCTTAATGCCATCCAAGAAGCCTTGCATCTGTATGGAAAACGAGCTCGTTTCCGTCGTGGTCTACAAACTGAGTATCATCGTGATCCTGCCAGTTATCAGATGCTCCGACGGTTTCGTAAATGAACTCCATCTGCCTGATGATATCAGCGATTCCAAGGTCGTCAAGAGTCAAATGATGTGGGTTTCCGATTGTCTGCGAGTGATCATAAGCCACCTTCCCGCGGTCTCCTCGGTATGCGGTTGAGGATGTCTCTCCCAACAACAGAGAAGGGGACAGCTCAACGTAGGCTGTGCCATTCCACCTGTACATGGAGTTTGCATTCTTTGCGACGTATATCTTTCCGGATTCTCCTTCAGATGGGAAAGCGTTGACGTTGGAATATTCCAACACATCATCCACGTATGACGGCAGCTGTGACGTTGGGATTTTTCCGTCGCCGTCCAATTCGGCGACACCTGATGCAGCGCCCTTTTGATTGGCAGGAATTGCACCGACCTCCGCTGCGGTGTACATCGGCTTGTTCGGTGCCTTTGCCCACGAAGGAACAGTTGGATCAGTCTCCTCAGTGATATAACCGGCCTGTTCCTGGGTGGTAACGCGCGTGTCCAGATTGGAGAACAGGGTTTTTATGCGAGACCAGAGATAGTTCGACCACTCGCGGTTGTTCATTCTGATTTTGTTCATTGCTTTCACCTCTTACGCGCTGCCGGTTGTTACGCTGATATCGAAGCTGGTTTCCAAAACAGCGCCGTCACCTGTGCGGCTCCACTGAACGGGGAGCGTTTGCGTTGCATGAAGGTTTGATGGATCGATTCCGGTTGGATTGACAGTGGATTCCGGTATTTCTGTTAGATATTCTTCCCATGAAACACTCGAAAAACGTCCTTTGTATGCTCTCGCGCTCGTACCGCCAGTTAAGCTCCAGCCGTAAGATTTTCCGTCACCATCAGTGTCCGGAATATAAGCGAACATATCCACTCTGCAAGGTTCATCGCCTGTGACGAGCATGGCATAGTTGTGCCCGTTATACCTCGTTACTAATAAAGTGGCTGGTCCGCTGCCACCAAAGGTGGCTGGCTGATCAGGATAATCATCATCGTGTCCAACTGCCGGAGTATGGACATAAACCACATATTCATTGCCTCGCCAGTCGACGGCATAATGCGCCGTATAATACAGCATCATGCTGTTCAGTCCTCCGCCGTCTGTCCACGGATTTCCGACCACATCCGCTTCGTTAACAGGGAAAACAAGCTCGTTAAACGGCACAGCTCCCATATCCTGACCGTTCGCGGTGTAGGCATGTACAACAATGCCGGTATAAACGATTGTTTCTCCGTCTACATATATCGTCTTGGATGGCAGTGTTGTCACTCTGATGCTGGACGGGATCTTTGTGATTTCAATTTCACCAGTATCCGGATCCACAGTCGCTGTCGCCTCATCGCCGTCGCCATCAGTGCCGGTGACGCTGTTGCCCGGAACATTGACAACGACATAATTATATCCGTATTTTCCTGCGTCAGCGGCGGCATATGTGCCGTTTACTGAAACGCTCAGCGATTCACACCGTGTCTTTTCTTCCGGGATCCATGTGATATCGCTGCCTCCGATACCCGGCGTTCGTAGTTTATCAACGGTCTCGTCAAACGGAAGAAGATCGTTGTTTTTGCCTATTACAGCTCTCTGGCCCATGATCAATCCTCCCTCTTACGAAAGTCCACGTGTGACGACGTTTATTGTAAAGCTGGATTCAAGTAGTGCGCCATCTCCGGGTCTGCTCCATTGGACAGGGACTGTCTGCGTTTCAGCTACAGAGGATGCATCTACACCACTGGGATTGGTGGTGGATTCAGGCACCAGTATTTCCTTATCGGCATAGGGATTTCCAACATTGACAAATACACCCCGTGGCAGATTGCCATAGTTATAATTGCCGTAATAATAGAATGATCCAGCATACTGAATCTGATATACATTCCTGAATTTTGTGTCTCCACTAATGATGCAGACATAGAACTGACCGGCATATACAGTTACCAACAGCGTTGAAGGCCATTCTGTTCCCATATATACGTTGTCGTACGGCTCTGGTGTATGATTGGTTTTGCCGACAATACGAGTAGTTCGATTATACGCGCTCTCATCGTATTGGTCGTATGATGGCATGATATAGAACAGACCTGCATTTATCCCTCTGCCGTCCGTCCATGTGTGCTCCTCCTGGATCACGGCGGTTGTATCCGGGAAAACAAGCTCATTGAATGGTATGGTTCCCCATAAACCGCCAGTTTCAAGATAGCCTTTGACTACGATTCCGGAAAAATCGATTGCATCACCATCTGAATATCTGGTTTTTGTTGGAGGCGTTACAACCTCGATTCTGCTCGGTATCTTTTCCGTTATCAGCTGTCCGCTATCGGGATCAGGGTAAACAACAGATTCATCACCATCGGGATCAGTTCCTGTAATTGATGAGGATTGAGATACATTGACGTCAACGCTGCTCCACCCATAAACATTATCCGCGGATGCCCTATAGATTCCGTTCTTGTCAATACTCTTTGTGCCGAGCTGACGTGTGCTCTCCGGGACCCAAAGTGCGTGTTTATTGTCTCCGCATGCTACGCGCAAATAGTTGACAGGACCGAACGGTCTCGGCAGGCCACCTTCCTTGATGGATGTGTTTTCGCTCATGAGATCACTCCCGTATACTCGTTTCCGCTGGTTTGAAGCTCTATTTCATCCACGGAATAAACGGATAGTGTTCCGTCATAATATTCCAGGACAATATCACATGCCTGTTCGACGACGTTTGCGCCTTCGACGATCGTTCCGCTGATAGTCGCGTTTTCTGGGCGATAAATGAACCGACGATCTTGATATGTACGATCGATATATGGGTTGGTGATGGTGTATGTGTAGCCAACCGGAAAGAAATACTCCGCCTGACCGATGCGCCCATTATTGTAGGTGTAGTTCACTGTCAGCCTTGTGCCAGCGACGTTGTCCACACCAATCAGCTTCAGCGTTGATCTCGCCTGTAATCCAAATTTGAATGTGGCCTGCTGGATATAGCCGGTTAATATGGATTCATCTGCGGCATAGGCGACGACCTTGTCCCCTGGACTGAATTGCTTGTTGTTGACGCAATCCAGCGTCACTTCGTTACGATTAAACCAGTATTTTGCAAGCCGGGAGATGATATCGCTGACGTTGCCGGAATTCACCAGGTAGATGCCATCCAGCTCGATCACGTTCTCCGTTGCGTCTTCTGGCGCGTTAGGGTTTAACAGTGATATGGTCTGCTCTTCGGCAATCCATGGCAACGGAAACATATAACTGCTGTCGCTGTCCTCCCATTCATCCTCGCTGGATGCCCGACTAAACGCATAGCTTGTGATCCTTATTTCGGTGACCCAATCATTCAGGTCGGTTGTCGGACGGAAGAAAGACCGGCCTGTGGGAATGTAGATGCTTGTTTCATCCACAGGGCAGATATGCGCCTTTGTGGTGAACACATCACGGACATATGCGCCCAGCGCGAAAAGGATCCACGCCAGGCGCTCACGTGCGGTCTGTTCCGGCGCAAAGCCAGTCAGCTTTGCCGAAGACAAGCTCGAATCAATCTGATAATCGGACGTGCGTCCATCAAAGCAGGCATCAATGGCGCTGGCGGCACTGCTGTTCTCGAACATAACAGCTTCCATTTGCTTGTATTCGAGAGAATCGATCAGTGAACGCGCCGTAATGCGCACGACGTTGTCTGCCGTGTGTATGGCTTTTTTGATGTACCAATGTGCCCATACCTGATCCATGTCATCGTACAGTTCAATGACTTCACCGGTTTTAAAGTCATCTGTCGTGATTACATCGATTATCAGCTCGTTGATCGGCAGTGAATCGCCTGTCAAATCAACCTGTGGTGCAAAAGACAGCCCGGTCGTCTTTTCATAATCAATTACCAGAAACTCTATGCCGCCTTCACCATCATCGCGGGTGGTATAGTATTTCAGATACACACGACCACCCCCTTCTAATTATTCACCGCCACCCAGCCGTTGGAGGTGAACGTGTATGTATCTCCGATGTTCGGAGACGCCACGTCTGGTAACGGCGTCAGGCCACGCTGGATGGCGCTTTCAAGCGTCTGCTCCTTGCTCGGTCCGTTGGATATAATCGAAAATGTACAGTTTCTCCAGTATTTTTTCCCGTTTTCGAATACCAGAAGATCGTCGGATATGGTCTCAACACGAGCCGTCAGACTGATGGTCCCTGTATTGTACGGCAGTACAAATACATGTGCATCCACGGGCATTGTCAGCATCTCATAGAGAGATGCGTATTCGCCTTGGTTATAAAGAGGGTATGTCAGCCGAATCTCATATTCCAAATATGTGCCGAGCACATCGTTGAAGTATGATTTGTCCAAAAGCAAGCCAGAGATGTCGCTGGCACTGATCTCGGCCACCCGTTTGATCTCACATTTAACGTCAAACTCGACGCCGTCAATACTCAGCATATGCACACCCCCATCACGTGGTTGCCAGACGCAGGCCGACGCGCTGCGTCTCTGAATTATTGAGCGCGTATACAGTGCGCCCGAGCTCAGTCTTGTCCAGCTGCAGAACGACCGTCATGTTCCTGGCTGCTGTCCTGCCTGCCGTCTGGTTAACGGCAGATTGAATCATGCTGCGCAGCGAGTCTACTCCGACCACAGCTTCCGGTCCGGCGTCGCCGCCGCCGATCGGTCTGCCATTATTGAAGCCGAAGATGGTCGGGCTGTTCAGAATCATGCCGTTCTCCATAGCCTTTCGGTACCATTCAACTGTCAGGTGCGGTACCTGAGGAGGATTCAGGCTGAACTTGCCTTCGATCTTGAAGTGAGGCAGCTTGATCTTCGGCAGCTCCCAATTGAAGTTGAAGAAGCTCTTGATTCGCTCGATTGCGTTGTGTATGAAATCCTTCACACTGTTGAAGACGTTGGTAACTTTCTGCTTCAGCACATCCAGCTTGCCGCCTGTCAGCTTGTTGATGATGTCAAAGCCGAGCGTCATCTTTTCCTTGATCGCCTGCATGGTCGCAGCAGCGATACCCTTCAGACCGCCGCCGTGCTCATCATAGGCTTTCTTGATATTCGCCCACTTGTCCTTCAGTACGCTACCGATAGCATTCCCGACGGTTGTCACCGTCGTCTTAATACCGTTCCACAGGCCGTTGACCGCATTGCGGAACCATTCGCATTTGTTGTACAGCACAACAAAACCGGCTACAAGGGCGGTAATAGCCGCGATCACAGCCACTATGGGGTTTGCAGCGAGCACACCCCACAAAGCGGTCAATGCTGTCTTGACTGTGCTGATCATGCCTGTGATCTTGGGAGCCAGCGTCATTATGTTTCCGACTACTTTTACGACCTTCCCAGCGACCACAAGAACCGGTCCAACCGCTGCCACGATACCGGCTGCTTTAATAATGGTCTGCTGGGCGAGGGGAGACAGGCCATCCCACCAGCTGCGGATGTTGCTGACAGCCGTTTTCACTGTCTCGGCAACAGCCTTTATCATCGGCGCTGCGGCTTCGACAAGTTCCATGCCGACTATCTTCAGCTCGTTCAGAGCCAGCTTAAACTGGTCTATCGGGTCCATGGTATTCTCGAAGGTGCTGTCGATGCTGTTGCCGGCGTCCTGAACGGCGTTGGTGAAGTCATCAAAGGAAAGACGGCCTTCTCGGATGGCTTTCGTCATAGCGGGACCGGCCTTGCTGCCGAACAGCTCCGAAGCGATCTGCATGGCCTTGGTCTCGGACTTTGCGCCCTTGATCTTGCCCATGAGCTCATGCATGGCCTGGCCCATGGTCTTGCCGTCCTTGGTGGCGTTCTTCAGTGCAGTCTTTAAGCCAGACATCACGCTTGAAGCATCCACGCCGTTCTTGTTCAGATTGGCGAGGAAGCCAACAGCGGTATTGTACCCGAATCCCATCTCGCGCAGGGCGGTGGCATTGGCGGTCAGGTCACTGGTCAGCTTATCCATGCTGACGCCCGTGTCTTGCCCGGCCTTGTTCAGGATGTCCAGGAAATCGCCGGCGGCAGCGGTTCCAACATTCATCGCGGCCATTGCCGCCTGTACGTTGTCAATGCTGCTGGACACACTGGTGTCGTTCAGACTGGCAAACTTGATGAACTTTGCCGACAGGTCTTCCAGTTCCTGCCCGGTCAGTCCGAACCTGGTATTGACCTCGCCAATGGCTTCACCGGCGGTCTTGAAGTCCGTCGGAATGGATGTGGCCAGATTCTTGGCGCGATCCTCCATGTCCTGTAGAGCCGCGCCGCTGGCTCCGGTCTTTTTGACGATGATATCCAGACCCTCGTCGACCTCATTGAACGCAGCGACGGACGCAGCACCAACGGCGACGATCGGCCCGGTGACGTACTTCGTCAGGCCGGTTCCGACCGACTCGATTTTGCTACCCAGCTCCTTGACCTTCTCGCCGGCAGCTGCCACCTGCTGAGCAGCCACGCTGCCAAACTCCTTCATCTCGTTTGTCAGGCTCTTCAGACTCTGCTCAGTTTCGATGATCTCCCGCTGCAGCTCGTCATACTGCTCCTGCGACATCTTGCCGTCTGCCATGGCCTGGTTCGCCTGTTCCTGGGCGTCCTTAAGCGTCTGCAGCTTTTCCTTTGTGGCCTGAATGGAATCTCCGAGCAGCCTCTGCTTCTGCGTGAGCAGTTCGGTATTGCCCGGATCCAGCTTCAGCAGCCGATTCACATCCTTAAGCGATGCCTGCGTGCTCTTGAGCTTGGATTCGACGCCCTTCAGCGCAGACTGCAATTTTGTGGTATCGCCGCCGATCTCGATGGTGATGCCCTGTATCCTCCTCCGCGCCATAGACGCTCACCCCTTTAAAAAGTATCCATGTCGGCCTGTGTGGCGACACGCGCATATGCCTCCGGCGCTTCGTCGTTGCTTCGCTCGATGATCATATCAAACACAGTACCGATGGTAAGCATTTCAAGATCACCTATGTTAAGCCCAAGCTGTACGCAACGAAGTAAAAACAGCGCCGTCGTCAGTTGTCGGTCTGTTGCTGGTCCTTTTTTTTTGCTTCAGACATGCTCTCCAAATTCACACCCCAAAGCTCGATTAGGTGCGGCAGAATATGATAGATGCTGAACATCTCAAAGTTGTCCAGCCATGTCATAACGTCGTCCGGGATGTTCGGGTTTGCCTGTTTCGCCATCGTGAATGCGGCATTCTCGAAAAGCTCAAGGTCGAACGTGTCAAGCCCGCTCTGGGCTTCGTCCTGTCCCTGCATAGAAGCCATCAGATGGTCCATATCGGCGAAGATGTCCCGTTGAAACAGATTCCTGTATAGTCTCGGCGTTGCCGCGCTTGCCTGAAACGTCACCTGCACGCCGTCAATCTCGATTGTCTTGCGAACAGCCATGTTGCCCTCCTGATATCAAAAAATAGGGGAGACCCGGAAGTCTCCCCGTTTGGTCGTCAGTTACGTAGCCGTCCGATACACCGTGCTGAACCAGCTGTCGTAGGTCGTCGCGTCGGTGGCATCGCCGGTCTTGGCTTTTACCTCGCCGCCGCCAGGCAGTGCACGCGCCTTGATGTTGATCGTCTCGGTCTGCACTTCAACGCTGTCGGCCTTGGTGTTGCCGGCAACGTCGTTCTGCGTCGCCGTGCAGTTGTACAGCACATGGCGCACCGCATTGGCGTCGCCGGTGAACTCGAACAGCAGCGCGAAGTGACCAAGCACAGCATTGGAGCCTTCCTTCAACACGCCCTTGGCGTCCTTGGTCTCGCCAAAGGCAAACGTCCTGAAGCCGTCAGGGATCATCGCCAGCTCAAGCGTACCGTCATAGCCGGAATTGTTGCCCAGCTCGAAATAGACGCCATCATCGGCGTAGAACTCGTAGCTTTCGCCGACTCGGCTTACCGACAGGCTTACCGCGCCCGGCAG